GATAATTTATAATTGTTATCGTACGGTAATTGCCCAATTAATGCAATAGGTGCTATATTGGGAAGACATGGTTTTACTATGCTAACATATGACGAATAAGTCGTAGATGGTTTTGAAAGGTTTGTCATAAATGGGGGATACATAGAACAGATAGTAGATCAGGTTAACTTGTTGACAGATCAACAAAAATCATGGGATACGTACATCAAACATGTGTAAGAAACTGACCCAAAGAAAGCTGTCGCTTACACTAAAGCACGTTAGGATTTAATACGCGGATATGATTTGAGTCATGAATATGAATGTTTTCCAAAGTCAGGCGAATGGTTTGCAACCTAAATAGGGACAGATTACAAAAGGTTGTCCAATAGACCCAGAAATATATTTAATCCGCCAATGTGGATAAAAGCCATTGGAGGGCATTATAATTATATATTACTGTAAGCATTTAAGAAAGCATTTCCGTATTATGTGGGTAGTTTGAACATGTCTTAACTAGAGCGACATTTTGATAAATAATTTAAGAAGTTTTAGTACCCAAAATCAGTAGCCATTGATGGTGCTAGCCATGATTCACATTAACACGCTGCATTGTTACGTATTGTAGACGTCGAACTAGTAGACTAGACATTTAATTCATTATACGATCATCTGAATATACCAAGTTTTGCAAGGGATGATGTATACAAAATGTTATCTAGTACGTAAAGCAGGATAGTATCCTTTTACAAAGAAGGGAAGAAGAGATAGCGTTTGTATTCTTGTACAGTTACAGGAACAGTTTTTAGCGGACATCCAACTAGGACTACATTAGGGAATAGCATGAGAGTGATGCTATTTAATTTATACATGTTCGAATTGGCAGGGATAAACCATTTTTCACTATCGGTAGGTGGAGATGACACCATGATATTAATAGAAGACCATGATTTGTAGTCATTCAGGGACGCATTTCATATTTGCTACTCTCCAGTACCTTATGGAGTTCATGGGTTAGGCCAATGCGCAAGGGTTATGTAAGTATTACCAGATAACTATATCGACTTCTTGAGTAGGGTTGGTATATACACTACTAACGGTACTTACATTCATCGTAATGTAGCAAGAGTCATATTTAATTAGTTATATAGCGATAGTCCAGAAGCGTATAGAGATATCT